GCTCCAGCTAATACGTTTTTTTTAGAATACATTGCTAGACCTCAAACCGCTGAAATATTTTTTGAAGACGTTTTGATGTCTTTAGTATTTTATGGGATGCCTATACTTGCGGAAAACAATAAACCAAGACTATTATATTATTTAAAAAGAAGAGGATATAGAGGGTTTTCAATGAATAGACCAGATAAATTAATAAACAAATTATCTGTCACTGAAAAAGAGATTGGGGGAATGCCTAACTCCTCAGAAGACATAAAGCAAGTGCACGCAGCTGCAATTGAAACTTATATAGAAAATTATGTTGGCTTGCAAGAAAACGGTGATTACGGGAATATATATTTCAATAATACGTTGAATGATTGGTCTAAATTTAATATTAATAATAGAACTAAATTTGATGCCTCTATTAGTTCAGGACTAGCTATTATAGCTTGTAATAAACATTCATATCAACCTAAAGCAAATACTACAAAAAAAGTATTAGATTTTGGTTTTAAAAAATACAACAACCAGGGTAATGCTTCAAAAATAATAAAATAAATGTTAAAAACTCAAACAAAAGGTATATTTCCGAGCCAAGCGGTTTCAGATTCTGAAAAAAAAGCAAATGCATATGGTTTAGAAATAGCGCGGGCAATTGAAAGCGAATGGTTCAAGAGAGACTCTGGAACAATGCGTTACTTTGCAAGTAGAGATAATTTTCACAGATTAAGACTATACGCAAGAGGCGAACAGTCTATTCAAAAATATAAAGATGAATTATCTATTAATGGTGATTTGTCTTATCTTAATTTAGATTGGAAGCCTGTCCCAATTATACCAAAGTTTGTTGATATTGTAGTTAATGGTATGTCTGAAAGAGCTTATGATATTAAAGCATATTCTCAGGATCCAGCTTCTATAAAGAAAAGAAGTAGCTATGTAGAATCCATGTTAAAGGATATGCAAACAAGAGAGATATCTGATCAAATTCAAGCACAGTTAGGTATTGATGTGTATGAGAATGATAAAGAAAAGCTTCCTGAAACAGAAGAAGAATTAGAGTTACACATGCAGCTTGAATATAAGCAGTCTATTGAGATTGCCGAAGAAGAAGCTATAAACAATGTTCTTGACCATAATAAATACGATCTTTTACAAAGAAGATTAAATTATGATGCTGTAACCATTGGTATGTCTTCGTGTAAAAACAGTTTCAACACTGCTGAAGGGATTAAAATAGATTATGTAGATCCTTCTGATCTTGTTTATTCTTATACCGAATCACCTTATTTTGACGATATATATTATGTTGGTGAGGTGCGTAGAGTTTCTATTGTTGATTTAAAAAAGCAATATCCAGATTTAACTACTGAAGATATAAAAGAAATAGAAGATAAAGGAGCTAATGGCATTTTATATAATAGGTCCCACAATGCTCAAGACTCTTCTGATAGTTCTTATGTGTATGTTTTGTATTTTGAGTATAAAACTTTTAATAATCAAGTATATAAAATAAAAGATACTAGTACTGGCGGAAGTAAAGTGATCAAAAAAGATGATACTTTTGACCCACCTAAGGACAACAAAGCTAGGTTTAAGAAAGTTTCAAGATCAATAGAGGTTATATACGAAGGTGCTAAAGTTATTGGACACAACAAACTTTTAAAATGGCAATTGGCTGAAAATATGACAAGGCCAAAAACTGATACTACAAAAGCACAGTTTAGTTATAATATTGTAGCACCTAGAATTTACAAAGGAGCTATTGAATCTTTAGTAGGACGTATGACTACGTTTGCTGATATGATTCAATTAACTCATTTAAAATTACAACAAGTGTTGTCAAGAATGGTGCCAGATGGTGTATTTTTAGATGCAGATGGTATTGCTGAAATAGATTTAGGCAATGGTACTAATTACAATCCGCAGGAAGCATTAAATATGTATTTTCAAACGGGTTCAGTAATTGGTAGATCTATGAACCAAGATGGCGAGTTTAATAATGGTAGAGTACCTATTCAAGAACTGCAAACTTCGGGTGCCAATGCTAAAATATCTAGCTTAATAAACTCTTATAATTATTATCTGCAAATGATTCGTGATGTAACGGGTCTAAATGAAGCTAGGGATGGTAGCAAACCCGATTCTAATGCATTAGTTGGTTTACAGAAGTTAGCTGCTGCTAATTCAAATACAGCTACAAGACACATACTACAAGCTGGTTTATATTTAACGTTGAAAACAGCGGAAGCAGTTGCATTAAGAATATCTGATGTATTGGAATATTCTAGTACTAGAAATAATTTTATTCAAAGTATAGGTAAATATAATGTAGGTGTTTTAGACGATTTAAAAGAATTACACTTACATGACTTTGGAATATTTTTAGATTTATCACCTGATGATGAAGAAAAGCAATTATTAGAAAATAACATTCAAATGGCTTTATCACGTGATCAAATATTTTTAGAGGATGCTATTGATATTAGAAATGTTAAAAACTTAAAGCTAGCTAATGAGCTATTAAAGCTTAGAAGAAAAAAGAAAATGAATCAAGATAGGGAAATGCAAAAAGAAAATATTGCATTACAATCTCAATCTAATGCACAGGCGGCTCAGGCTGCTGCACAAGCTGATGTACAAAAACAGCAAGCTTTATCTCAAACAAAACTACAAGTCAAAAATGCTGAACACGAGCTAGAAGTTCAAAAAATGGGGTATGAAGTTCAATATAAAAAAGAACTTATGACGTATGAGTTTGAACTAAGCAGGCAGCTTAAAGAACTAGATTTACAAGTGATTAACAATAAAGAAGAGTATAAAGAAGATCGCAAGGATAAAAGAACTAAAATCCAAGCCTCTCAACAATCTGAGTTGATTGATCAAAGAAAAAACAATAAACCCCCAAAAGATTTTGAATCATCTAGTTTTGATACATTAGGGGGATTTGGGTTAGAGCAATTTAGCCCCAGATAGAACACTTTTTTAAATTATTATATATTATTTTATTATGGAAGACTACAAAGTTAATTTAGTAGAAGGCGAAACGCCTAGTACTGCGGAGAAAGAAGAAACAGTACTTCAAAATGCAGGAGTTAATACAGACTCGGGAAACACAACTTATAAAGTTGATTTATCAAAACCACCTGAAAAACAAGAAGATGCCATTCCAGAGCAAAGCACAGATGAGATTCCTGTTCGCAACGAATCCGAATCTAGCGAAAAAGTGGAAGAAGAAGTACGGAGTACCGAAGAACCTTCCAAAGAAGAAAAAGAAGAAGTAGTATTAGAATTAGTAGAAGAAGATACTACAGAAACACAAGTTGAAAACATTACAGAAACAAAAGCTGAAGAGGCTCCGGCTCAAGAAGCTGTAGATAATAAAATTGAATTACCTGAGAATATACAGAAGGTAGTTGAATTTATGCAAGAAACCGGGGGTAGCCTTGAAGACTACGTAAGGTTAAATGCGGATTACTCAACTGTGGATGAAGATACATTGTTAAAAGAGTACTATAAACAATCAAAATCTCATTTAGATAATGATGAAATTGATTTTTTAATTGAAGATAATTTTTCTTATGACGAAGAGATTGATGATGATCGAGATATTAGACGTAAGAAATTAGCTTATAAAGAAGAGCTTGTGAAAGCCAAAGGTTTTCTTGAAGGTTTAAAGAGTGAATATTACGAAGAAGTCAAGTTGAGTTCTAAGTTAGCTCCAGAACAACAAGAAGCAATTGAATTTTACAATGCTTACAAAGAGGAGCAGTCGAAACTAACTGCCGAGCAACAGGTTAAAGCAAATACATTTACCGAAAAAACTAATAGTTTCTTTAACGAAGATTTCAAAGGTTTTGATTTTAAAGTTGGAGATAATAAATATAGGTTTAAAGTAAATGATGTTGGTCAAGTGAAGAATGTACAAAGCAATATTACTGAATTTCTAGGTAGTTACTTAGATGATAAAGGTATGCTTTCAGATCCTTCTTCTTATCATAAAGCTTTATTTGCTGCTAAAAATTCTGACAAAATTGCAAGTCACTTTTACGAACAAGGCAAAGCAGATGCTATTAAACAATTAGAAGCGGAATCCAAAAATATTAATATGGATCCTCGAAAAAGTGCTAATGGTTTTGTTGATGCGGGTGGAGTAAAAGTAAGAGCAATTAGTGGGAATGATAGTTCTAAATTAAGAATAAAAATAAAAAAATAACTTAAAACAAATTTAAAATGGCTATTACTCTAGGGGGCGGAACTATAACTCCAGCTCCAGTAAAACAAACATTATCAACTAACTACGTTGATTTTACCGCTGCAGGTACTGCAGGATGGGCACAACAATATTTACCAGATCTATATGAAGCTGAAGTTGAAAAATTCGGTGACAGAACAGTAGGTGGATTTTTGAAAATGGTAGGCGCTGAAATGCCTATGAGTTCAGATCAAGTTATTTGGTCAGAACAAGGAAGACTACACCTTTCTTATTCAGGTGGGACTATGGGAGCTGATACAGCTAAAGCTAATACTATTACAGGACTTACTGGTCATGCAATTCGTGTTGGTCAAACAGTTGTTATCTCTGATGGTACTGATACAGTAAAGGCTTATGTATCTCAAGTTCCTAATGCGAACTCTATTAAAGTTAACTGTTATACAAGTGATACTGGATGTGTTGCTGCTGGAATTGCAACAACTGCTTCAGCAATCAAATTATTTGTATACGGTTCTGAATTTGCAAAAGGTACTGATTCAATGAACGAAGCGGTAACGCCAAGTTTCCAATCTTACACTAACAACCCTATTATCTTAAAAGATAAGTATGAAATCTCTGGATCTGATGCTTCTCAAATTGGATGGGTTGAAGTTACTGGAGAATCTGGAGAATCTGGATACTTATGGTATATCAAAGCTGAAGGAGAAACTCGTTCACGTTTTGAAGACTATACAGAAATGGCACTAGTTGAAGCTGAGAAGAATATTAATACTTCTACTTCTACAATTGCAGGATCTGAAGGTTTATTTGCTGCTGTTACAAGCAGAGGTCATATTCATGAAGATGGACTAGATGGTTCTTCTGCTTCGGATGATTTAGCAGATTTTGACAATATGTTAAAGAAGCTTGATAAGCAAGGAGCTATTGAAGAAAATGTTCTTTTCTTGAATCGTGATCTTTCTTTAAATATTGATGACATGTTAGCTGCACAAAATTCTTACGGTGCTGGTGGAACTTCTTACGGAGTATTCAACAACAGTGAGGATATGGCTATCAATTTAGGATTTAGTGGTTTCCGCAGAGGTTCTTATGACTTCTACAAAACTGACTGGAAATACTTAAATGATGCTGCTACACGTGGAGAAATTGCTTCTGATGTTACTGGTATTTTAGTACCTGCAGGAACGTCTACTGTTTACGACCAAATTCTTGGTAAAAACCTTAAGCGTCCTTTCTTGCATGTACGTTACCGTGCTTCTGAAGCTGATGATAGAAAAATGAAATCTTGGATCACTGGATCTGTTGGAGGAGCTTCAACTTCTGGTGTTGACAAGATGGAAGTGCACTATTTATCTGAAAGATGTTTAGTAACTCAAGCTGCGAATAACTTCGTATTGTTTGGAAACTTTGCATAATTAATTGAGTAAATTACACCCCTGCTATTATTAGTGGGGGTATTTACTTGTTTTTATTTATTTAATATTATTATATCATGACTAAAAAAACTAATACTTGGGAGGTAAAAGATAGAACATACCTTCTTAAAAAAAATTTATCTCCATTAACTTTTACTATTAAATCAAAAAATATTTTTTGGTATGATGAAGAAAAAGGTTACGAAAGAGAATTGAAATATACGGTTAATCAAAAATCACCATTTGTTGATGAATTTGTAGGAAATGCAAGATTAGCACATATTGTGTTTGAAGATGGTGTTTTAACTGTACCTAAAAATAAACAAACATTACAGAAATTACTTTCATTATATCACCCTTCTAGGAATAAAGTGTACAAAGAGTTTGACCCTAATGTAGAGGCTGGTGATGAATTAGAAATTATTGAATACGAATTAGAAGCGTTAATGATGGCTAAGGATATGGATATTGACCAGGCAGAAGCAATTGTTCGTATTAATGCTGGATCTGCGGTGTCTAGCATGACTTCTAAGGAGCTTAAAAGAGATTTATTAGTATTTGCTAAATCAGATCCTTTATTGTTCATAGAACTGGCTAATGATGAAAATGTTCAAGTTAGAAATGTTGGACTAAAAGCTACCGAAGCGGGTATCATTAAATTATCAGATGATCAACGTACTTTTAAATTTGGTAGTAATGATAGAAAATTAATGACTGTACCTTTTGATGAAAACCCATACTCAGCTTTAGCTGCTTGGTTTAAAACAGATGAAGGAATTGAAGTATATAAAGCAGTAGAAAAGAAACTTAAATAGTTACCTTTTATAGTGGTTAGGCCACCTTAAAGGTGGTTTAATTACTATAAATAATAAAAACAAATATGATTAGCATAGATACGGTTTACCAAAGAGTATTATCAATTGTTAATAAAGAAAATAGAGGATACATTACACCTCAAGAGTTTAATTTATTTGCAAATCAATCACAATTAGAAATATTTGAACAGTATTTTTTTGATCTCAATCAGTATATGAGACAACAAGATAATAATACTGAATATGCTAATTTATATAAAATTGTTGATGAAAAATTAAGCAAGTTTAAAACAGAGCAAAATTTGACATATTCAACAGATCATTTTAATTTTCCCAGCAATCTTCACAAGTTGGGAACTGTCATTTACAATGGCACCGAAGTTGAGCAAGTAGACAGAAAGCAACTGCTTGATTATCAAATGTCTAAGCTAACACAGCCAACAATAACTTCCCCTGTATACATACAAAATTCAGCAAACAGTAGTGGAGATTGGTCTATAAAAATATATCCAGACACTATAATAGATAATGTTTTATGCACATATATTAAAAAGCCGGGCACAGCAAACTGGGGCTATACTAGTGTTTCAGGAAATGCTTTATACAACGCTAGTACTTCTGTAAATTTTGAATTGCACGAATCTGAAGAAGCAACTTTAGTTTTAAAAATACTTGCTTATGCTGGTTTAAATATAAAAGATGCTGCTGTTGTTCAAGTAGCGGATGGAAAAGAAAACAAAAAAATAACTCAAGAAAAGTCATAATATATGGGACTAATAACACAAACAGCAAGACAATATTATACTTTAACAGAAAAGTTTTTAGGTACTGGTAGTTTATCAACTTTTACTTTAACATTAGATCCATTACCTTTAGATATAAATTCTTTTATAGTATTTATCAATGGAAATGAAATTGATGATAGCAACTATACTTATAGCAGTGGAACAGGAATTATTAATTTCTCTCCTTCCACTCCACCTGCAGCAAATGCAGAAGTAAAAGTTGTTTTAAAAAACCAGAATCACGGTAGTTACAGATATATTTCTTTAAATGATATTGTGAGCAATTTTATGGTATCATATGTTGGTGATGATAAAATAATAAATACAGCAAGAACG